TCACGAGAGCAATAATAACAATGGAAGAAAGCCTTGGGAACATCGCCTACGAGAAGCATGTCTCAGGTGAGACTTACAACGAAGATTGGCATTTGCGTGTTAAACGTAAACAGCAGATCTGTGGGGCGTTTTTAGAGAAAATTGAAACAGTTTTTGATGAAAAAGAAAATACTTTATTTCGTAAAACTTTTAACAAACATTTTCACAATTTATTGCTAGAAATGATTACATTAGACCAGTACGAGACGCTAGAACGACAAGCCAAAGACTTGACGTTTAAAGAACTCCTCTAACCACTATCAAATACTCTGCTTCTTCTGCCTTTCCAGGTGACTGGGGAGTGGAATCACTTTCTTATGGAATCGACACCTATTTCAAAGCCTGGTACTACGACGGATTTTCCGTCTACTGGGGAGCTTTATACGACACTTACGATGGAGCTAAACACGAAGCTAAAGCCTTGGCAGATAGCACAAGGGAAAGCTGAGTTTACAAATTTCCTGTATGACTTCTTCGATAGAGATAATGCTCCAATCGGCCTACGAGGAACTTATACAGGTCTTTGGGAACAATTCAAAAAGCTTGAATGTTTTGATCCTTTATTGCCAACAATGATAAAAACCAAATTCATCATGGAGAGCCAAGATGCCAACAGCAAAATTTAAACTTGAAGATCAAGTCATCAAAAAAAATCTCAAAGGTATTTGCTTATCTTTAGGGAAAAGTTCTGGTGAGATTATCGAAGTCCTTGAGAGGCCAAACAAAAAAGGTACGATCTGTTATTACTACGGTGTCAAATGGCCTGATGGTAGAAGGTCAGAACACGCACAACACATACTCGTTCCAGCTCCATAAATGATTAACAAAATTCAAGCTGCGTGTCCTAAGTGCGCTGAAGCTAGGACTAGAGTTGTACTCACTAAACGTGCCAAGGATGGAATAACCATTAGACGAAGATGTTGTATCAGTTGCGAACATCGTTGGTACTCCATTCAGTACCCAGAAGTCGCTGTTGAAGATGGCGAAGTTAAATGGATAAAAACAGGATCTAACGCAACATTTTTACCTTCAACTTAAAAACCATGAGAGACATTTCCGACAACGAAGGCCAAGTCGTTTATTCGGCAGGCCATTACTTCCAAATCATTGATGGAGTACGTCATTGGTTGACACCACCCCCTGATGACTATATTTGTACTAATGGATCAAAAATTAACGAAATTTGCCGTCATTAAGGTATCACTCAGGACGAATGGTTCTTTATGAGCCAGAAGAAAATGAGTGGCGGGTGAAGATAAAAACAAAGACTGGGAAATTAGATCTTCCGTTAGATGCGAAAGAATTAGAGCCTGCTGTCTTAGAAGCTGAATACCTTTATGCCGATGCAAGAGCAATAGACCAAGGAAAACCTCGATGTATTGACTGCTTGCATTGGCTAATTGTTAAAGCTGAATGTGGATTAGGCTTGCCTGAAGGCAGGTCAACTGGTGGCGAGTGGGCTAAGGAGTGTGCTTGTTTTTGGCACAAGGAATAAGCGAATCAAGCTCATCTTCTAAACATTCAGCGTAATTTGCGACCTGATCAATCACCTTATTTAATCGAAAATTTTCCTTGGCTAACAGACTAAGCAAGTCTCCAACATCTTCTCCTTCTGGAGCATTTTTCATTACTATTCTCAAAGCAATTTCAACGACTAATTCTTCTTCGTAAGTGATTTCTGTTGCCAATATAGGTCTAGGAGGTTTATCTACTTTGTCTTTCTTTAACCAATATGACCAAGGCAATTGAAACTTCATATTTTGATTAGTGAAACCTCTTGTATCTTATGTAGCCTATGGGTCGGGGATCATTTGACAACAAGAGGTTCACTTTTCTCAGAAGAGGGCCATCGCTTAAAAACCCTCATTTGTAACTTAACTATTTTTAACAAAAGAGGCAATGGGATTACTTAACTTCCTTGGCAGTGGGTTTGTTTATAGAAGTCCTAAAGAACGTGAAGGGTATGCAAGGTTCCTAGAGATGTTACCTAGTAAAACATTAAGAGAATTAGCAGGTAGTAGAGCGCATTGCACCAAGAAAAAATTAGTTGAAATTATCTTGAAGCAGTAATTGATAGGCATGTTTTAGCCTTCGTTGATTTTGCCTTTCTTCAGCTCTTCGTTGCTGTCTACGAAGTTCTTTACAATGTTCACACTGACAGTCTGGAATCACTGCAATTTAGTAGTTGAGCTGGGGTATAACCTTGACTGAAGGAAATTAACAGCCTCGTCATCCAATGTATTTGTAGTCTGTTTTGCTGCTGATCTCAATAGATCTAGTAACAGTTTTTTACCTGCCTCACTACGCAAATAAGCGTAAAGAAGAGGTAATAAAGGTTTAAAAAGTTTTCTCATCATTGGACTCAGTTTTTACAATCTTATATAAAAGATCTACATCTTGCTTTGAATTGAAAAACGGCTAAGATAATTTCGTAATTTACTCATTGTGCAAGTAAGTTATTAACTTGTTGCAGGGATTAGATACCTACTGCAATGTGGGCAGAACCCCTTAGTTTCTTAGAGGACGCTAGGGGGTTTTGTTTTGTCTATTGACCTCTCCAATTCCGAGGTCTATTAGCGTCAAGTCTTGCGAGTTCTTTGTCTATAGAATTAAGTCGGTGAAAGATTTCTCGGATGTCACCTTGTCTTTTATTAGATCGGTTTCCTAAGACCATTAATAAAGCAGATACCATTGCACCAACTAAAGCAGCATAAATTTCAGTCATTTACATTAGGCCAAGTTCCTTGTTGAATATTAATCCATGCTTTCTGGGCAGCCACTAAATCAGGTTTAGAGATGTCTGGATCATTGATTAAGCTCCATAATTCAATACGTTTATTGATTGATTCAACTGTTAGGCCGTGAGCCTTAGCGATTGTTTCCTTCTGCTCTTGGGAGAGAAACTTCATTACGTTTGAATGATTTATGATTAGATTAGTTATGTTTGCTCCCTTTTTACATGGTTGATAAAAAACCTGAGACAAGTCCTTCCAACAAAAATCCTTTACAGAAATTGAAAGAAGGACTAGAGGATAAAGAAGAACAACTGCAAGTCTTATCTACATTTGTAAGATTGGGAGTTGTCGTTTGGTCGGGGTTTATATTAACACTTAACTACGTTACTATCCCTGGATTGGGAGAGCAAGAAAGGATCGACCCGACTTTCATAGCAAGCGTTTTCACGGGTGCATTAGCTTCATTTGGGCTGGAAACTGCAAAGAAAAGAGGAGATGGAACTTACAAAGCTGATGAAGAGAAAAAGAAGGCTCAAGGAATAGGCTATGACAACGGAGTTCCTTATACTATCGTAAGAATTGAGACTCCAGTAAAATTAGTACCAGAGAAACCAAAAGTTGATCCTATTTCTGGTAAAGAAGTAGACCCACAAACAGGCAAACTCACATGAAGAAATTTTTAATCTTGCTTTTACTAGCGAGTCCAGTGCAAGCAGATATGCGGCACTCAATCACTACATCAGCCAAGATCCAAGTTGACGCTGCCTATAGTTCGGCTGAAAGAATTGGAACGACTTATAGCGTTACAGGTAATAACGTGACTCCAAGTACGACTGTTGGAGGAACTACTACTTCTGGGGCTATCGGAGGATTGACTGCTGATAGTGTCACTTCAGGAGTCCCTGCAATTGTGGACACGGATTTTACGATAACTACAGCAGGATCTGCCGTAAGTCTGACTGAAAGCCTAGTAGTTGGAGATGCAGTTCAAAGTGCAACTACTGTCACTGGAGGGGTGGTTCCTGCCTTGCCGTCACTGGGAGTAGTCGTAACAGGGTCGGGTGGTGTTTCTGGAGGAACCATTACGTCGCTTTCGAGTGGTGTTCATACTTGCGCTGGCACGATGGGCGCAGGTTCTAGTTGTACAGCACAGACCATAGTTGAATCGGTGGTGGACTGATGCACGTACCGATTCTTGCTTGCTCAATAGCAGTTCTTATCTTTTGTTTGTTTAATTTCCTAATGTGGAAACACTACATGGATATAAATAGATGAAGCGTTATCTTCCGCTATTGTTGTTATTAAATACCACTGAGATCCTAGCTGTGCCAGTGGTTCCCAACTTTTCTAGCGGAAGCATGAGTGCAGTGACCCGTACCACTCAAAACATTACAGAGTCAATAGTTTCGACAGATTATAATACAGGTCATTCTCTATCTATAACAGGGACGAATTTAGACATAGATGGATCAACACTGTTACCTGACCCTACAACTGTCACCCAAACTGTAAATGGAACGACTTACCAATGGACTGGAGCCGACCTAACAACAATGCCCAATGTATCAATCAAGAATCCAGGGGCAGCATTTCAAATGAATCAAAGTTACCAAGGGCCAGGTCTTTCAAACATAACCAACATAACTCGCACAACTCAGGTAGAAAGCGTTACAGAAACTACCTCTACATTCTCTCAATAATATTCGCACTTAACCCTTTAAAAGTATTAGCAAATACCTCCCAAACCGCAGCTCCCGTAGCCAATTCCAGTGGTTCAGTGACCAATATGGCTATACAATCTTTACAAGGTAATATGATACAAAACCAGTACGGTAATGGAATAGTTTGTCAGGGGCCAATGTTAACAGCATCTCCATTCTTAACTGATAGTTTTCAGCAGCAATTACCACATGAATATTGGTACTCCTCGCCAGTGTATGACGATGATGGAAATGTTATTTATTACCAAGATGTTCGTACAGGTCAGAAAGATTCTGCAAGTTTAAATTGGGGATTTAGTATTACTTTCTCCATGCCATTAGATAACTCTTTACAAAGAAGATGTAAGAGAGCTGCTGATGCTCAAATAGCGATCCAAGAACAAGTCCTTGCTGACAAACAGTTATCCTGGCACGTTGCTCGTCTTAAAGAGTGTGGTCAATTAAAGCTCTCTGGAGTGGAATTTTCAAAAGATTCAGTCTTCTACTCTTTATGCCAAGATGTTTTAGTTAAGCCAAAGATGGGACAAGTCTTACCGCACAGGCATGCAGTTCCACCAATTACTTCTTCATCTTCTTCAAAGCCCGAATAGCAGCCGTAATTTCTCGTTGTTTAATTTGTCGCTCACGTACTGAAAGACTCTCCGTCTTTTTTCCCAATGCCTTTTTGACCTTTCCTATAACCTGTTTGACCAATGGTTTGACAATTTTCAAAAGGAAAGGAGCAGCAAGAGCCGAACTTGTAGCAATAAGAGTAATGCTAGTAGTACTAACAACTTGAGGTGGAGAAGGAATAGCATCAACAACTCTTTGAGTCATTGTTAGTTTCTTATATTGAGTAATACATTTATTTCCAATTAACTGATACGCAATTATTTCTTTCTTTCCATCTTCGATTTTAGTTCCGATTTCCGCAGCCCCAGGAGGCGGGCAATCCTCGATCTTCTTGGGGGGAGGTGGTTCTTGTGGGAGTGTCTCTGGCTCTTGAAATCGTTGCGGTTTTGAATCTTCCGTATAAACCAATTCTTCAGGGACATAATTCATAGCATCGTATGAAGGATATTGTGCATCACATAGAACTAAATTTCCATCAGGATCGTTACTAACTAAGTTTTCATTTTCATTGGATCGTCTTGCTTCTACGCAGCCAGGAATATTTACGACAGGAAATCCCATAGGGATAACCACAGGAACATTAGGTGTCTGAATTGTTGGAGCGTTAATGATATAAGTTCTGACAGATTCAACCCTTACTTGATCAACCCCTATCTTGGGAATCTCAGTCACTAACAGTCATTCCAATCTTTTGCTACATCGCTTGCAATATTTCCAGAGATCTTTCTAGCCTGACCGAAAAACAATCCTGCAAAGACTGGGCCAACAATAGGGAGTTGACTAATAGCTGGTGCACTAGCCGCACCTATTCCAGAACCAATAATTTCACCATTAGCTTCACCTTTAATCCCAGCTTCTAAACACGCCATGTCTATTGCTTCTCTTTCTTCTTGAGTGTAAACAGGTCTTTCTACTGCAACTGTTTCTTTATGAATATAGGTTTCTGTCTTACCTTTAAAGCCAGGACGAGTTTCTTCTTTTGTGTATAAAAGTTTCTTTGGATCGTGTTGGTTGGAGGCCATTGTCCAAGAATGTTTATCGCCTTCTTTTTCGCTTCTTATTGAAAAACTTGAATATCTATTACTTGGAAGTGCTGCTAAGTTTGGGATTCCTGAGTCTTTCTTAGCTAATAAATTTAGTGTATAAAAATTACTAGCAACTAGCCCTGTTCCAAGAACAAAGCTAGTAAAGCCATGAAATGACTTAATCATTAGAACTTCGGTAATGCTTTAGGTTGAGCAGTAGGAAGAACAGGGCCAGAAAGTCCAGGCATTTTTAAAGAGCTTGTTACTTGCTCGATTAGCTGCTGTTTTAGTTTTTCTTGGTTCTTTTCGTTAGTAATCCAGAGATAACCAAAAATCCCACCTCCTGTTATTGATAAAACAAGGAGGAAGGAAAGAGCAGATAAAGCGTTAAAAATACGCTGCATATTACCAAGGCTTACCAACAGAAGTCGTAGCAGGAACAAGAGCAGCATCAATCGCAGCTTCTACAGCAGCAACACCGTCAGAACCTAAAGCTGTTTTAACCCATCCAATGCAGGCAGCAGCATCAAGACTGTCATAAGCAACGAAGTCAGAAGGAAGACTGGAAGGCTTAGTGAAATTCACCTCACCTGTTTGTCTTGTACCATCTTTCTCTTTATTGTCTGAATCATCAATCGCTTTAACACGATAAATAACCTTGTTTACGTGACCATCGGAGGTGTCACGCTCCATTGTGTTAACTTCCCAGACTTTGTTGATTGCCATTGATCTAATGTTTTGAGAATAGTTTAGCTTCTTATATTTTATTATGCAGCACTAGGGCCAGCAGTCCAAGTCTCCGTAGGAGCTTTTAACTGTTCTACATTTGTTTTAACAGCATTTTCTTGTGCTGTTACTTCATCAGCTCCAAGTTTTGCTTTAACGGCTGCAACTATTGCAGTATCTCCTGATCCTAAGAAAGTTGCATAGTCTTGCATCTCTGAGTCGGAAGGACGATCCAATTTAGCTTCGTTGTAAATCGAATCGGTGATGTCACCATCAACACCAGTCACACGATAAGAGACGCTTAAGATGCACTTCTTACCAGCAGTTTCGTGGTAATGAGAATCAACAGACCAAGTAATAGTTACAGCCATTAATATTTACTCTGGAGAAACTTCGCAAGCAGGTTCAGCAGGAGGATTAACAACCCTGTTAAGAGCTTCAATTTCTCCTTGTTTCTTGATGAGTTTAGTCATCAAATCATTCTGAGCTTGCTGACCTTTATTGTATGCGCCTGCAAGTTCTTTTCCCTCTTCTTGTGCTGTAGCGAGGAGTTCGGCTGGGGTAGGCATAAAGATAAGTAATTACCTTGAAATTGTAGCCCTAAAAAGCCATTTGTAAAACTGCGGGTTTTACAACTCTATAAATTAAATTGCTCCTCAGACTTCTTTGTAATCAGAAAAGCTTTGTAGTCTACCTTAACTTGATCCGTCCAAGCCGCATTGCATATTGCCTGAACATCTGCATCTTCTCCAGATATATCAGTAGCTACTAAATTATCACTTGCATCAAGTGTTCCTGGTACTAATACTTTTCTATGAAAGGAACGGGTAAGTTCCACACCATCTTCTTTAATGATGGATGCAGTTCTTACCTGTATGTTCCATTTATTGACGACTTCTATTTTGTCGTTTTCAGTTGTTTTTGTAATTGCCATTTAGGGACGTTCTCCGAACGAAACAGGTTTATGGCTTAGTTTAGAGACGTGCTAACGGTCTAGACATGATAAAAACCAGCGAACATTATATGCATACCAGAAGCCATCCCTTCATTTATGTTCCCATCTGCTACACGAGGAGTAACAGTAGTACTAGCCCCACTAAATTGGAAAACTATATCGTTTGTTGCGTTATTGTAGTTACCAGCACCTATTCGACCAGAAGCGAATGAAGAATAATTACTGTCACTGCTTACAGTAAAAGGTAGTCCTCCTATATAAACAGCACCAATTCCACTTCCTGATGCAATGTTTATATACATTTGGATATAAACTACGTTCCCAATTTTTGTGTATTTAGAACAATGGTTTGTTGCTACAGTCGCATTAGTGGTACTAGGAGTCCAAGTACCCTGTTCATAATCTGAAAGATGATTCGCACTAGACGTATCAGAACCAAAGGCTATACCACCTTGTGCTCTAACACCCGTGGTTAAGGTCTCAAACTTCTTAGAGCCGTTATATCGTAAATCTACGGCTCCATCAGGAATTATTTGAATTGCTGTTTCACCTGATTTAGATTCAATATATAAATTACCTCCGTTATTACTTATATAGCTTGATGATCCATCATGGAATATTTGGAGATCGCTTGAATTTCCTAAAAGAAGCTTAAAATTATCATTAGCACCAAAATCATCAAGAAAGTGAGTACCCCAACTAGCAGTTTCAAGCTTCTTTGAGTTGTCGTAATAGAGTTCTACTGCTGCATTTTCTGTAGCTTTAATTTGTATTTCACTATTAGCTTCATTAACAACTTTCCAAATAGCTGCTCTATTCTTTAACTCTCCTGTTCCAGATTGATGTAAGTATGAATGAGAGGCATCATGGAAGATTTGAAGATCGTTCGATGCTCCGAGATTTAACTTAGCTGAATCACTAATTATATAAATACTTCCATCTACAGTA